GGATTCTTGAAGTCTGGAAAATTAGCAACCGGGAAGCTAAAAAGCTTCGTCCGATTGACGATCACCCAGGTTCTCCAATAGTTTCCCTTTAGATCGATTGTCACATGTGGGTAGCCGTTGATTGGAAATTTGCCATTGTAATTCTGAACCGATGAAGTATACTGCACCGTCTTGTTAGACTCGAAGCCGTCTAGGAACTTCAACCCGTCGAACGCACTAAGCGTCTCGAGGTATGGGCCTATAGGCAAGAACCAGTCACTGACGAAGCTGTACGGAAGCACTTCCCATGCCAGATTTATGGGATTTGTAAAACCGGTTTGGGCAGCAAACACCCGTAGCGAGCTATCGACCGTGAATCTAATGCCAATTGTGCAGAAGGTTTTCGTCGTGACTTTCATCACTCCGGTCTTCTGTGTATAATGACTAGAGATCGTATTGTCTAGGCTCGTTTTCAGGATAGTGTTGCCTTTACCGCGCGCGGTTCTCACAACCTCAGGTGATCTAACCATATAATCGGCGATCGCCTGAAGGGCACCGTGAATGTCGTACAGGAGAGGTTTCCACCCATATTGCAGCGCAAGCCAATTTTCGGCCACGCTCTTTAGAGGGGAGACATCCCGGCCAACATCCAGGTCGACCTTACGCACCTGACCTTTAGGGTCAAGTCTCAGATCGATTGGAAGAGCAGACTTAGACTTTTTGGGTCGTTTGCCGAACTCTCCACTAACGCGATACCCAAGGCCCCGCGAGCTTGTCGTAGGAGTCACTAACGCACTCCAAGCGGCATCAAGTCGCCCTTTCTTGACCAGCCGGATCGACCGATTAATACGGTTGACAGAATCGCCAACCATACGCGTCAGCTGTCCGAACTGAGCAAGATCCTGCGCCAAGTTGCCATTGAGGCCAACGAAACCGTCGGCCCTTCTGATCAAGCTCGCTAAAGCCTTATTATGAGCCAGTCCATCATGGACGGGCCCCGCAGGAATGTTAACACCCGGAATGTAGCTCGACGGAGAATAGTAATCCGCCGAATTCTGGAGACCGTACTCGCCACCATCTGTGCAAACGCGCAGATCATGGCCCATCGGGTCATCGACGAGTTTCAAGACGAGACTGTACGGATTAACCGGCAGGCTCCCCTTTCGCGTTCCGCGAAAACCCGGAGTATTAGTACTGGAGAAGCTCCTATAGTAGCGCAAAGGATTTGTCGGCACCTCATAAAGAGGCGTCCAATAATCCCGCACCGCTTGGAACAACTTCCAGGTAATGGTCTCCGGATTCGTACGTGTGCGAACTGGTAATCTTGGAAAACGCAAGTTAACACTCCGTCTCGGCGTGAGTTTTCTCAACGCAGAGGCTCGTGCACGTCGCAAGTGCTCCACGACGTCACGGTGATTGAGGTCCACCTTCGGGCCAATTTTGACAGGTTTGACCTTACGGTCGGGCGGTATCTCTTTCACCGGCACCCACGGAATTTTCCGCAGGGCCGGGAAGATAAGAGACCACCTTGCCGCGAGGCCTTTAACCCATCGATGTGGCCAATCTAGAAGATGGTAGGTGAACACTTCCGTTCCATTAACCCGTCCAGTCTCGAGAACGTAAACCAAGACAGGGTTCTCTCGCCGCGGTGGCTGTACCCCAAACCCAGAATACTCGTGAGCCTTTATCAGGCTCAGTTGTTCTCTGTGCACGAAGTACTGGCCAACCAAAACGACGATAGTTCCCCGAATCGGGTCGGTCCCCGGGTTGTAGGGCGTCATGAAGCGTAGAGTGCGATCCACCTCAATCAACTTTTCCGCTGTCGTAGTCAATTTAGTTCCCCCAAGTAGAGGGAACGTTCATCAACAGGTCAGCGATGCTGACGATCCGCTCCCAAATCAGAGGCCCAACCACTAAGGCTACCGCAGTTAGCAGAGACAGACAGGACTTACAGATGCTTTGACGCACCTGTCGCCTGCGTCTATCAATACTTTTGCGGATAACCATGGTAGGGCTCCTTTATCGGGATAAAACTGCTTTATGTGTCGTTTTGCGAGAAAATTAGCGACAGAACCTTTCGCAAGGCAACGTCGCAGCTCTCCCCACGCTGTATTCCCTCTTTGAGATACCTGACGCCACAGTTGACTGGGAAGTCAAATATGTCGCCTTGAGCCCATTTAAAAACGGGTTCGAGGTACGTTAGGAGGACTTGAGGGTCCACGGTGTGATCAACACTCGCGGGCCGGCCGCACACTGAGCAGACGGATTTGCCGAGGAGCAATTCTCGGCTAACGATCTTGCCCACTCGCATTGAAGATTTACTCATTGTCGCCATCCTTCTTCTTGTACATTTCATTGAACTCGAAGAGAGAGTCGAAAAGTTGCCCAGGGACCTTATCTCTAAGATCCTCAAGCATCTGGTCGGTGGTTGGAAAACAACCATCGTCGACTCGGGCTCCGCCTATCGTATCGCTAACGAGTTTGAAATCGAATCTGGAAAATTCATTCCAGCAAACACATTTCGAATATGTTTGGCGACACGTACGGCAGAACCGAATGGTAGAAGGCGCGCACACGAGGTCATCCAGGAAGTGGTTTAATTCTTCCGGGGTTGCACTTGTGCGACTCTGATAACCGGTGCTGAATTGTCCTCCGTAATTTCTACGTTGGATCAGCTGGCCGTCATCAGAAAGTCTTCCTGCTTCACGCATCCTCTCGAACAGACGAGAATGCCCAAAGATGGCAATATCGAGACGATATTGCTTATCGTAGTGCTGTTTGCGAAGTTTTGCATAAGCACTCATGGGTTTCCTGCCGGTTCGTGAGTTACTGCGTTTTGCTGACATGGTAAATCTCCTTTAGAGTGGAC